CCGCTTCTATTGGAATCATTGGTCTTGCTCTCAATCTTCGTGCTTACGATTTTGTATCTCAAGAGATCAGGGCGGCGGAAGATCCTGAATTTGAGACGTTCTATACGAAAAATATCCTTCTGAACGAGGGTCTTCGTAACTGGATGGCACAAGTGGATCAACCACATGAGAACTTCATCTTCCCAGAAGAAGTCTTGCCTAGAGGTAATGCTCTATAAATAAAATATATCGTCGCCGCTGAGTTACTGGCAAAATCCAGTTAAACTCTTAAATAAATAGAGGGGTACACGCCCCTCTTTTTTATGGCAACTCTTAGTTATTATTATCCAGAGGGACCACTGGGACCTGTATGTGATATCGTCCTAGACGATACTACAGTTGATCCCCTAAAAAGACTTTTAGATTCTGGCGATGGTAGAATTTCTACTTATGGACCAATTGATTTAAAGGAACTAGAACAAGTTATTCCTGGTCAACCTGCAATTGTTACCAGAAGATGTAAGGTAGATGACGAAGGTAACTACTACGATTGCCAAGATGTATTTCTAAATCCTTTTCCTACTAGTGATGGTGGGTTTGGTCTTAGTGATTATGACTGGAAGAACAGATCTCAAAGTCCTTGGGGACTGGAAGATGATTTTGAACAAGCTCCATTAGATCCTGAAAGTTGTGTTCCTTTTGATGCAGATATTAATATTCTCCCAACTAGATTTTTTACTCCTGACGGTCAGCAGACTTTAAAGTATCAAGTTGAAAATTCTTCTCCTCCAACTTTTGCAGTAACATCAGAAGATCAAACGTTTATAAACAACGCTACGATTACAGCAGAGTTTTCTACAGATCAGCAGAACCTGGTGATTGGAGGAACTGGAAGTGGTATTGTTCAACTTGAGTTTGACTGGGATGATAAACCAAGTATTTCAGGTCAGTCAGTTGGCACACTTACTGTTGCAGGCGCATCTTTTAGTCAGGGTAATAGAGAGAAGGGTACAAAAAGTAAATCAGTTGAAGTAACTGCAGGGCAGTCATATCCAATTACTTTAAGTGGAAACTCGGGTACTTCTGGAAGCAGACTTGCAACCAGTACAGTGATTGAATATGATGATGATGCACCCGCTCCTAACATTGCTGGAACTTATCCAATTACAGTAGCGGCACAAGGAACAAATGGCAGAGGAAATAATGCTGGACTTAAATCTGTTTCAAGTACTAGAATTAAATGGACAGATTCGACCAGTCAAAATGATACTGATGCAGAATTGATAATTAGATCGACATCGGGTGGAGCAACTGCTAACTTTACTGGAAGTAATGAAAGCAATCTTGCATTAGTCATTACTGGTAATGGAACTGTTAGGTTAGAATTTGAATGGGATGATAATCCAAACGCCAATGGTCAAGCAGTTGGTCAATTAACTATTAATGGTCAGACATATGACCAGGTTGGTGATGAAGGAGATGAAACGATAAGATTTGGTGGTGGTGATTTTGATATCAACGCTACACTTAAAATTACTGGTATTTTGCCATTAGAACCAACTACTAATGTTGCTGGGTATTGGTCCGACGAGGGAAACGAATATGCAGTATGGGTTAATCCTGCTATTTGTACGTTGCCTCAACTTGAGCAGGTAGTAACATATCAAGTACCCATACCTGCTAACGATACATATCACTTCACTTTTGGGTGTGACGATACCGCTCAGATGTTCTTAGGAGGCAGTGAGACACCCTTCATGAGCATCGTAGGGGGTATCTTTGAGGGCGGTCAGTACAACACCCCTTACACGTCCTCTACGACGCTCTCTCAAGGCACTCTGCAACTTGTGGTGAGATGTACTAACTCTGATGCTGGGTTCCAAGATGCAAATGGTGATCCAACGGGACTTGCATATTCTTGGGCAAGAAACCCTGGTGGTTGGTATATTAAAATTTGTCGTGGTGGTATTTGTGTTCCTCCAAATGATATTCAATGGGTAAGATCTGGTCCTCATCCAGCATGGTCTACTTTCATGAACGACTATGCAGTATTTGCATCAAATCAGGAAACGTTATCTGGTGTAGCACAGAATGCGACATGGAATATTAATCTCGCTGAAGCAGGTAATTATCAACTAGAAGTTCAAGCAGATAACCAAGCTGCCATAACTTTTGATGGGACATCTCAAGGTACGGTTAATTCATTCACAACTAGCACAACATATACACTAAATAATCTTAGCGTGGGACCACATACACTCGCCGCTAGCGTTACCAACAACGTCGAAACGGTTGATAACTGGTCCAATAACCCAGCAGGTGTTGCTTGGGTTTTAAGAAAACTAGCAGGAACTTCTTCCGTCACGGCAAAGTTTGCTGCTAATGGTAACCTAGAAGTCAGTGGTGAAGGTACAGGAACTATTCCTTTAACCCTAACTTGGGATGAAACTCCTCAATATGGAACTGCAAATGTTTCCCTTGCATTTGATTCAAATGGTAATCTGGTGGCAACTGGAACTGGTACAGCAACAGTAGAATTAGAGTTTGAATGGGACGATAATCCTAGTACTGCTGGACAGGCATTGGGAAATGTTACTTGGACTGGTCTATCTGGAGCTTCATTCACACAAACAAGTGGTGTTAGAAGAGGTAGCGATGACGATACGGTTACAGTCACTGCAGGAACAACATATAATATCAATGTAACTGGTGGATCTGGATACGGTGGGTTCACTGCAGAGAGTAATAGATTATGTTTTAAAGATCTTGACGGCAATGATTGTAATGCCACAATTGTGATTGGTAATATCAATCAACAACAAAGTGAAATTGGAGCTGATCAAGCATTAACATCGATCACATATAACGGAGTGACCCTCACTCAAACATCCTCTACTACAGGATCTGTAACAGCAAATGTTGCTGTGACTGCAGGAGCTACCTATAGTCCAGCAATTGTTGGCAATCCAAACGGGTTTGCTAGAAAAAATAGTGGACAAAGACTATGTTTCTTTGATAGTATAGGTACGGATTGTAATGCAAATTTGACTATCGGAAATCCTTCAAACAATTCTCTCGATGTTGAAGTTGCAAACTCCACTCAATTGAATACCCCATCAGAGGGTAATCTTATTTGGCACACTAGAATAGGTGCTGGTTACAGATACACTACAGAGCAACCATAATGGAACTACCCAAAATTAAGAATGATGATCTTCCAGAAGAGTTGAAATCTATTCTTGGAGATGATGATGCGGTCTTTGATTCGATCGTTAATCCTATGGATATCCTTACATTGAATTTTGATCCAGAGGTGTTCAATAAGGAGAGAGTTGAAATTGCCGAAAAGTATATAGAATGCAGAAAAAAACTACAACAATCCCATGAGATTAAAAGACACAATAAAAACAGCAAAGAAAATACTGAAACAAGCGAAGAAACATCCTGATCACTACACAGATGAAGAAATTCAGTTTGTAAAAATGCTCAAACGTTCAACGAAAGAAGCATTGGAACGGAAGAGAACCGAACAAGGTGAAAAATAAAACAGTATAAATACTCCTCGTAACGTTACAAAATTGTAACACTTGCCATTTCTACAGGTCTGTGTTATACTTTTCACCTAGCGATCGGATGTCGAACCGATCCTTCATCTGCGGGTAACCATTCCGCAAGTAACAAAAAACGAGGTATTAATTCAATGATCAAATCTGCAATCGCACTTGCTGCCGCTGCACCCCTGCTTGCAGCACCTGCCCTTGCTGGTCCCTACGTTAACGTAGAGGCAAACTCGGGATTCACGGGTTCGGACTACACTGGTACGACTACAGACGCTCATGTGGGCTGGGCTGGTGAGTCTGGTGCTGTGTCCTATGGCGCTCAAATCGGTCCTTCCTTCGTCGTAACTGACGGTGGTGAAAGCGACACCGTTCTGTCTGGTAAGGTCTATGGTAGCGTTGCTGCTACTGAGCAACTGTCTGTCTACGGTGAACTCTCCTTCGCTGGTGGCGTCGATGATGCTGACAACGGTTATGGCACTAAGATCGGTGCAACCTGGTCCTTCTGATATATAGTATGAGACCTTTCGTGCGGTCTCTACAAAAGTCGGAACACCCAATGGGACCCTCAGGGGTCCCTTTTTATTCAACTTGCATAATTTAATTATGAACATTGCTGTATATACTAGAACTGGTTGCCCATACTGTTCAAAAATTAAACAAGTCTTGAGTGCAAAAAACTATCCTTTCCAAGAATATCAACTTGATATTCATTTCAATAGAGAAGAATTCTATAAAGAATTTGGTGGGGGTAGCACTTTCCCTCAAGTTCTGATAAACTCTAAGAAGGTCGGTGGATGCACCGATGCTGTTAAATACCTGCGAGAGAACAACCTTATCTGATGAATGAAGATTTCTACGAACTTGTTGAAAATGCTATCGATGCTGCTTTTGAGAAGGATGTTTTTCTTTTCAATTGCTACACCTATCTAAAGCATTCCAAGACTACTCGCAAACAAGTTCGTGAGTTTATTGACTCCGCCACTGCAGCAAATGTCGCACTGACTTGTGCTGATCTAGAGTTGTATGTAAAAGGTGGTGATAAAACTGTTCGGGAAGCATATGCTTTTTTGGGCAAACCAAAGGCAAGGAAGATACATAAGTATCTCCAAAAAATTTTACAGGATGCTGTAAAATATGAGGTTGACAGGAGACCAGGACGCAAAAAGCGTTCTAAATAATGTCAGAGTTCACACATAGGAGGTTGGTTTCCAAGTTAAACTAATTACATAAAAGGGGGAAACCATGTTAATTGCACTAGTAGTTTTATTCACCATCGGAGCGTTCATTTTAGGCATCACAGTTTCTTGGTTGGCAAAGGGTTACGTTGAAGATTTTATCGAAAACGCTGCTTATGCCAAAGCGGTAACTCATCCAGAAATGTTTGATGAGGATGGTAACATGTTACAAGACGATTTAATTTACATTCGTCCAGACACTCAGTACTGGAATGAGTATGACCCAGAAGATGATGATGAGGATTAATTAAAAAGGAGTTATTATGGCTAGACGATCACTTGAAAATAGCAACACTAGATTGCTACTTAGCGAGATCCTGAGAAAGGTCTCTAATGCTAAAACCAAAGCAGAGAAGATTAAACTTCTCAAGGAGAACAATTCACCCGCTCTTCGTGCTTTGTTGATTTGGAACTTTGATGACAGCGTAGTCTCTATGATCCCTGAGGGTGACGTACCATACAAAGTGAACGATGCTCCTGTTGGAACCGATCATACAAGATTGGAAACCGAGTACAGAGGGTTCTTTCGTTTCTGTAAAGGTGGCGCAGACACATTGCCATCTCTAAAGAGAGAGACTATGTTCATTCAGTTGCTAGAAGGACTGTCTGCTGAAGAAGCAGAACTTGTCTGTCTTGTAAAAGACGGTAGATTGAATGACAAATACAAGCGAATTACAAAAGCAGTTATTTCTGAAGCATTTCCAAGTATCGAATGGGGAGGTCGTTCGTAATGGGAAAGGGTATTAGAATGATCCATAAGGATTGTGACCCTTCCCTATGTGAAGACCGTACACTACCTTACACTGCATATCTTGTAGAATATCTGCAAGATGGTATTACGAAGTTTGATATCTGCTCTGCTCCTAAGCAGGTAGATATTTTTGATCACTATTGGGATCATTATCGGTATGACTTCATTAACATGAGACAAACTGAAGGTAGAATTAATCCTAAATTATGGAACGATCCAAACGAACAAAAGAAAAAGAAAAAGTGACTATTTACTTTGACAAACGTGCTGTAGAACAGCAGGAACAGGAAGAGCAAGAGGAATTAGAACAGGAAAAAAATAAAGAAGCGGCAATTAAGGCAATATCTAGTGCTGTTAATTTATTTGTCAAACCTGTTATCCTTATGCTATTATGGAACTGGTTAGTGCCAGGTATCTTTGGTCTTGCGACTATTGGATATCTCAAGGCACTTGGTTTGTATTTACTTGCTCGTATTTTTATTGATAAAGAATGACTAAAGTATGCTTGATCTCTGTTACTCCTGACGCAGAGAAAACAATCGGGTACATTGCTCGTGTAAGCAATCCCGCAAATCAGGAGAACCCTAAAGTAGCAGGACTACTGAAGTATTGTATCAAGCATGGTCATTGGTCTGTGTTTGAACAGGCAATGATGACCCTGGAAATCCATACCACCAGGGCAATTTCACCTCAAATTTTGAGGCATCGTAGCTTCACATTTCAAGAGTTTTCTCAACGGTATGCTGATTCCTCCTTACTCTCAGAGACGGTCCCCCTCCCAGAACTTCGGTCCCAGGATGACAAAAATCGTCAGAATTCTATCGATGATGTTGACCCTTGGAAGAAACAGAAGTTTGAGATCCTGATGCAACAACACTTCAAGCAAGGTATGGATCTGTATCAACAGATGCTTGAAGAGGGAATCGCAAAGGAGTGTGCCAGAAATGTGCTTCCCCTCGCCGTACCAACAAAAATGTACATGACGGGAAATCTAAGAAATTGGATTCATTATATCGAATTGCGTTCTGCCAACGGCACTCAGAAGGAGCACCAGGAGATTGCATTGCTTGCTAAGAAACACTTCGTTTGTCAGTTCCCAACCATCTCAGAGGCGCTTGGATGGTGTCCTGAGGGTGATTGCGGATGCTCTCAGCATCTGGACGAATGTAACTGTCTACAACCATCATTGAGGATTGACTAATGCCTACTTATCCTGTAATAAATAAGACCACTGGGGAGACGCAAGAGCTCCGCATGTCCGTTGCTGAATATGAGCAATGGAAAACTGACAACCCTGATTGGGACAAAGATTGGAGTAAGGGTATCGCAGGTACAACCTACGGTCAACCGAAACAGTCTGAAGGTTTCAAAGAAGTGATGTCTAAAGTGCAGAAAGCACACCCTCGCGCAAACCTTAGTCGTTTTACTTGATATGCCAAGAGCTCGTAAAAGGAATACCACTAGTAATCCTGTTCCTTCTAACATGACTGCTAAGCAAATTCGTAGAAAGAAACCGATTGATAAGTCCTATATGGTGCCTATCAGTCCACTCACTCCTAATCAGGAGACTGTCTTTGAGCAGTATGCTGAAGGTCAGAACCTCTTGCTTCATGGTGCAGCAGGCACGGGTAAAACTTTTATCACGCTGTACCTTGCTTTGCAAGAAGTACTTGACGAAAACACACCTTATGATAAAATTTATATTGTAAGGTCTCTTGTACCTACTAGAGAGATTGGTTTCCTTCCTGGAGACCATGAAGATAAGTCTGCACTTTATCAGATTCCATACAAGAACATGGTTCGATACATGTTCAGTATGCCTGATGATAATTCATTTGACATGCTCTACGATAATCTTCGAGCACAGGAAACTATTAGTTTCTGGTCTACCAGTTTTATTCGTGGTGTGACCATGGATAACTGTATTGTTATCGTGGACGAGTTCAGTAACTTGAACTTCCATGAATTGGATTCTATGATCACTCGTATCGGTGAGGACTCTAAGATCATGTTGTGTGGTGACATCTCTCAATCTGATCTGACTAAAGAAAATGAAAAGACTGGCGTGGCTGACTTCATTCGTATCCTCCAAGCGATGCGCGAATTTACTTGTGTTGAGTTTGGTCTTGACGATATTGTTCGTTCTGGCTTGGTTAAATCTTACCTTATTAGTAAATATAATCTTGGGTTCTAATGTTATTTGAATTTGTTGATGTCGATCTTGACAATCATGTTGAGGTCGAACCCGTTAATCGTGATGGTACTAGATTTTATCCCATCCCTGGAGCAGATAAATATTATCCAAGCGTAACCTCAATCACATCGTTTAAGAACGCACAGTTCTTCCAAAAGTGGAGAGCAAGGATTGGTGAAACTGAGGCAAATCGTATCACTGCTCGTGCTACACAACGCGGTACAGCATTTCATAGCATAACTGAAGATTATTTCAAAGGACAATTAAACACAGACAAATATTTGGAAAATAATCCATTGTCTGTTAGAATGTTCCAGTTGGCAAAGTCTACCCTAGATCGCATTGATAATATTCATTGTCTAGAGACCTTTCTCTATTCACATTATCTTGGTCTAGCAGGTCGAGTAGACTGTATTGCCGAGTTCGATGGCGAGTTAGCAGTGATCGATTTCAAAACATCAACCAAAGAAAAGAAGGAAGATCATATCGAGCACTATTTTGTGCAAGAGACTGCATATGCAGCGATGTTCCTTGAGCGTTCAGGTATAGAGGTTAAGAAAATTGTCACACTTATCGCCACTGAAGAAGGATCTATTCAAGTATTTCAGAAGTACAATCTTGATGACTATTTACAACTACTTAAATCCTACATTGAAGAATTTGTTAGGGGAAGACATGCCTAAAGAACAATTGGAAGATAAGTTTCTTACACCTACAAAATTCTCGTTAGAGATTGAAAGGTTGGTGAAAAGAAGCAATGGTTTGATCACATACATCGAAGCAGTCGTAACTTACTGCCAAGAGAATGAGATTGAACTGGAGACAGTACCTAAACTAATCTCAAAACCTCTCAAAGAACGCCTGCGTCATGAAGCAATGCGTTTAAATTACATGAAACAATCATCTAAAGGAGTTCTACCACTGTGACTGGATTTGAAGTGTATAAGATGTACCTAGCACTTAAGCAACACTTCACTAAATCTGATTACGACTACTTTAAATATAGAGGTAAGGTTCGTGCCAACGAAAATTCTTTTGAGCAACGGCGCGATCGTTACTTCTTTAAAAAATTAGCGACGAGGCATTCTGATAAACAATTATTGGAATACTTCGTCGCTAATTTTATTTCAGATCCAAAAGGTTACCTTCGTTCCTTTAGTGAGGACATCTACACAAAGTGGAAGATAGATAATGAGTCTTTCACTTATAAATTTAAACAGGAGGTTGATCATTTACTAGATGATCTGGGTACACCATATGAAAAAACCTTTGAGACCATCTTCAGTTCTAAAAAAGGTGAGCATCCCCTCCTACTAAGAAAGTATTTTGCTAGTGAAATCGCACTAGAGACCCTTGTAATTCTTGAGCATTGCCTTGGATATGTTGACAACTTAGATAAAGTTTTGACAGATCCGATGTGGAAAGAAACTAGAACACTAATAAAAAAGTACGAACCCTTCTTAAGTATTAATTGTAAGAAGTATAAGGGTGTAATGTTAGAAACAATTAGGTTGAAGCTATGAGTAATTTTTTCAAATCAGACCAAGTACAAGAAAACTTACAGGACATCTTTTCCACTTACCAGAGAATTGCATCTGTTACAAGTAAACTCCCTTCTATGAGTAAGGAAGAGAAACTCAATCACATTGATGAGTGTAAGGGTCTCATTGATAAACAGAAAACTTTTTACTTTAGATTGTCTCTTGCTGCAAAGGAAGATCCTGAGGCAGCAGACATGAGGGTAAGGATCGATGCACTCTCTAGTGCATTTGGATACAAGGATCTGTCTGAGTGCATGGAAGCTATGGTCATGACACTCGAACAAGCGGCACAAGCCGAAATTGACAGAGACTAAATAGTATGCTACGATTATCCAGTAGCAAAACAAACCTACACATTCAATACGGAGAATACGAACATGTCTTTTGCCTCTCTCAAAAAAGCGTCTGCTGGTGGTAGCACCTTTGCAAAACTGACGCGAGAGATCGATAAACTGAACCAACCTGCTGCTGGTTCTTCTGCCGACGAGCGTTTCTGGAAACCTGAACTGGACAAGTCTGGTAACGGTTACGCTGTCATCCGCTTCCTTCCTGCTCCTGATGGCGAAGAAATGCCTTGGGCAAAGGTCTGGTCCCACGCTTTCAAGGGTCCTGGTGGACAATGGTATATCGAAAACTCCCTGACCACTCTCGGCAAGGATGATCCTGTCGGTGAGATGAACCGCGAACTGTGGAACAGTGGTCGGGACAGCGACAAAGAGATCGCTCGCGCTCAGAAGCGTAAACTCTCTTACTACAGCAACATCTATGTGGTGAGCGATCCTGCACACCCCGAGAACGAAGGTCGTGTCTTCCTCTACAAGTTCGGCAAAAAGATCTTCGACAAACTGGTTGAAGCAATGCAACCTGCATTTGCTGACGAGACCCCCATCGATCCGTTCAACTTCTGGAACGGTGCTGACTTCAAACTGAAGATCCGTAAGGTCGATGGTTACTGGAACTATGATAAGTCTGAGTTTGCCTCTGCTGGCACTCTCGGTAACTTCGATGATGATAAACTCGAAAGCATCTGGAAGCAGGGTTATTCCCTCGCAGAGTTTGAAGATCCTAAGAACTTCAAGTCCTACGAGCAACTGCAAGCACGTCTGAACCTTGTGCTTGGTAAGGGTGCTGCTCCTGCACGTCCTGTCGATGAGTCTCTTGAAGACGAAAGCGAAGGTCGCGGCAGTTTCAATGCCCCTGACATCACTCCTTCTAACCAACCTGATTGGGCAGCAGAAGTGAAGGACTTCCGAGAGAATGCAGTTGCTGCTGCACCTGTTGAGGAGGATGTCGAACTGTCTTACTTCGCTAAACTTGCTGAGGAGGACTGATAAGTGAACCTGTTTGCCCAAGCCCAACTCAACCTGGTTGATGCCTGGAACATGAGTTGGGAAGAGGGCATCCAGTTCATCATCGTTCTGGTTGCTCTATACTATGCAAAGAAGAGAATGGATTTGCACTTCGCAAAGAAGCAAGCAAAGACTACTATCTACAAAGTCAAATTGATTGAAGACCAATGAAACTTGCACTCGCTGCTTTAATGATGCTTACAGCACTCCCTGCTTATGCAGGTGGTCCTAGGGTTCGTTACCGAGACACTGGTGATTACTCCAACTACAAAGCATACGAATCTCAAAGAGGATATGCTAAAGAAGAGAAGTGTTATAAGAATGAGTATCGTGAAGAGTATGTACCTGGTACATCTAGATCCCCTGGATATGTGAAGTCATATAAGGAGCGAGTTGAAGTTCCTTGCCGTCGTCATAATCACCATGAAGATCAACACCCTAACGTTGGTCATACTCATGGTGATGTAGATGACAACTCTTGCGTTGAAGGTTCTATCCTAGGTGGCATCCTTGGTGGTGGTGCAGGTGCTGCAGCATCCCGAGGTGATGGTCGTCTCTGGGCAATCCCTCTTGGTATTGTCAGCGGTGCGATGGTTGGATGTCAAATCGATGGAGGGTGAAACCAAAATCGACCTCTGATTACCAGAAAGTCGCAAAAAAAATCGCGGTAAAAATTAGGTCTCTAGGGTTTTTTCAAGAATAATCCTAAACAGGTTATCCTTCATTTGTACGAGTGCTTCTTGTTCACCTGGATGACCACCTGGCCATTTTTCCAAATGAAAACAGACGGATTTGTACATAAGTGCAAGTCCGTCTTTTGATATGTCTAAACTATAAAAATCTGGATCAGTATCCACCGCCGTAACCTCCGCCACTAGGAGAAGGACTTGGAGAAGGAGAAGGGCTTGGGGATGGAGAAGGAGAAGGAGATGGTGAAGGGGTTGGAGAAGGTGTGGGTGATGTAGATGTGGATGTAGTAACTGCACTACCACCACCAGAAGTAGATGTTGACACTGCTACACCTGCTGCACTTTGTAACGTTGGACCATCATCGTAAGTGATAGCACCACCATTTCCATTACTTGAAAGTGCAGCAGCGTTATCGAAGTTATATGATGCAGTATTATTGAGGAACCTGGATACGTTATTAAGTACAGTTTTCTTACGGTTCAGTTCATCCAATTCAGCGTGAGGTTCATATGCAAGTAAATCTTCAATTTGCGCTTCCATGATCTCTACCATATCCCTGTTAGGGAGTAGAATTTGTCTTTTTAATTCATTTTTAGCGTACTCATGCTCCCAATTCGTAACTGGGTATCTAGACTGTGCTGCAGTAAGAGTTGTGCCATCAGGCATTACTACACGATAGGTCTCATTTACTGTAATACCTTCTTTGACGAATACATCTCCATTGTATAAAACTTCTACAGTTTCATAATGGTGAATAGAATCGATATCAGAGTATTTTTCACTTGCATATACTTCTAATTCATTCTGTTTTTTTGGCCACTGTTCATAGAAGTCTGTAATATCGTTCGCTAAGAGAATAGTCCAATCTAAAAAAGGATCGTCAAATATCTCGTGTGCAAGAGTAGATGGAGTTTCGCCATCAACTACACTATATGCCTCAAAAAGAGTTGTGTATTGACTTAGGTCTTCTCTAGCGTTGACCTTTCTGAAAATATTTTTTACAAGGCGATATTTAAAAGGTTCATCTGATGAGATACCTTCGCCAACGTAAGTTTCTGGAAAATAGGAAAAATATGCTGCCATATCAATAACCGTCTTTAA